GCTCTCCTTGCACGTTCGTCAAGGATTGCTGCGAATTTACCAAGCACTTTAGATGAGCTTACCTGCCCTTCTTCCATCATTTTGAACAGCCGTTGGATACCAGCTTCGTCGCCAGATCCGGTTGCTGCTTCTGCCATTGCTGAGATTACTCCCGGCATACGCTCTGCTAACTGCATTTTAAGTTCTTCAGCGTATACTTGAGACTTGTTCATCATTTGTTCAATAGCTCGCATACTCCCTTGCATCGCCTGTGAGTCAAGACCCATTGTACGGCCATACCTACTCACACCTGCGTATATCCCTTGCGTCTCTTCCTGAGACATACCAACAGCTTGAGCAGAAGCAATCATACGTTGATATGCAGGGGCTTGCTTCCTGTAGTGCAGACCGGCTTCTTGCGAGAATCGCTTGAGCCAATCCATGCCTTGCGTACCTTCTTCTCTTCCCCCGAAGATAGCAGTGGAAGCGTATTCAATGCCCATCAATTCTTGGTTGATTCTATTAAGCTGACCCACAGCCCAACCAGCACCAAGCCCCGGCATAATGCCACGGGCGAATACAGAAGCTTTACCTCCTAGACTAGCGCCTGCTGCTGCACCAGCCCCTGCTCCCATTCCTGTGCGGAAGCCTTGTGAACCCGTAAAACCACCTGTGGGTTGCTGTACGTTAGGCCTAATATTCATACGCAGATTACTCTCTACATACCGCACAGCGTCCTTGGCTTCCCTAAGCATCTCATTACGATCAAAGTCAAACTTGTCGATGTTGATCTTAGGAGTTACACCGCTTCCCTGTCGTGTAGCTTGTCTCATGCGCCAACGTAGCGCAGTGTTTAGCTTTCTGTTAAAATCAGGCGCAAACTCAAACCCTGAGATTCGCACCTTCAGATTAGAGAGTGATCCCTCCGAGAATCTTTTAGCTCTTGCTTCTAGGTTATCAAGCGTCTTATCAAACTTCTTAATGTCTGCTTGATTTATCTTGAAGCCTAGTGTGCCAAAAAACTCAGCTATTTGTCCACCACCAGCCATAGGCTAATCCTCTTATCTATTGTTACGATTTTGTTGCTGTTGCTGCTTATGTTGCTCTTCCTTGAGCGCCCTCTGCACATCCACTATCTCTAGTAAATCGTAGAAGTCTTCCAGACTATACACTGTTTGTAGCTCATGTAATGTGCATAGACTCGGTTCAAATAACAACAGAGCCATTACCCTAGGGTCTTGAGAGAAGTCTTTAGCGATCTCTTGCTGGACTCTGGTGGCTGGCTCAGAAGATGCTGAATCAGCTTTTATTCTTCTTCTGAACCGAGCATCGTAAAAACCGAGTCGAAGTTAAATACGACAATCTCCTTGAGCAAATTGAAGAGCTTCATGTAGTTGCCAGCAAATTCGTTATCAAAGTTGATTGACATATTGCCTTTGGTAGCGCCACGCACAACCATAGCCTGAATCATATTCTCATCAATCTTATCAATATTCTCAGCAAGCTTGTTCATGCCAATAGAGAGTGCTTCACCTTCGCTCATATTATCACGAGAAGTGATTTCAGCAATCGCTGGCATAATTACACTAGCCAATGCCTTCTGATACGTCAAGCCTTCCAAGGCACCAAATTGGTTAAGCAGGTATTCCTCGCCTTGAATTTCCACTGTCTTTTGTTCGCGCATAGATTTATTTCCTCACGTTTTGTTTATGTAATTCTTAGCTGCCAAAAACCCCACCTACAGCATCTACAGCGCCCTGTGCAGCATTACCAATCTTAGAAGCATAACCTCCCACATCATCAGTGAAAGCGTTGCCTCCAAGCTCTGCGTTGCCGCCAAGTTTGAATGTCTCTGTGGATAGGCAAGTGAGTGTCCATCGACGGTACTCAATGTCACCTGCGAATGTTGCTTTAGGGTAGGATTCGATATAGCAACTATTACTATCTATTCTAGCATTGCCCAATGCATCTGTCAAGTTAAGATTCATTCGTGCAGAGTTTGTTTTAAGGTCTGCATTAAGCACTTCTGTCAGCACATCATTAGCCATTGCTGTTTGCAATAGATCAACAGTGATAGTGCAAGAGCTATCTCTATTCCTAACCCTAGTGTTCTGTCCACGAATACCTTTCACCATAGAGAATGCTGGCGAATTACGACTGACAGAAATCTTATCAAAGCCTGTGATCTGATACCCTGAGATTGTTAGAACCACCTCTGAGGGACTGTATGTATAAACTTCAAATGACATATTCCCTCCTTAAAGGAATCCTCCGATTGCACCAAAGCCTGCGTTCGCCAAGTCTTCCAAAGCAGAAGACGCGCCCTCATTACCACCGATATTGAATGTGGCTTGTGTCGCCTGAATCACCCACACACGATCACTCACACTACTTGTGAAAGACATGTCCGGTACTTGTTTAATCCAAGCTGTAGGCGATACGAACAATGAAGACCCAAGTGTGTCTTTGATGAACAGTGGGAATTTAGCGTATTGACTCAGTGAGTCCACTTGGTAAATTTTAGTGAGAATGTCATTGGCTGGACTGGAAGATGCTAGGGAAATCTCAACAGTGTAAGTGTCGTCTTTGATGAATGTTCTTGCTACTTGTCCATCAGAGCTACGCTTAGTTTTATACGGCTGAACGTCCTTTGAGATATTGATGAAAGAATCCTCTACGAATCCAGACACTCTGTAGAAGCCACCAAGCAATATATCTACGTCTTGAGGAGAATAACTTTTCAATGCCATTCGTATCTCCTTTTATTATAAGCAAAGAAAAAGGAGGGGGGAGGAATAACCCCCGCCCTCCTTATAGGATTATTGCAGCAATTTTATGCTTGCCACTGAGACTCTACAGTGCCACCAATCTCTTCAAAGGCTGCTTGATCTTCAGGACTAAACTTAGCGTTACCGCCATTGAATGTCTGAAGACGTACAGCTTGAATCTGCCATTCACGAAGCTGCATAGTGTTGCCAAAGCTTGAGTTTGGAACAACAGCAATGAATGCTTCTTCAGCGAAGAATGTGGAACGACCTGAGTTGTCCTTCACAGTGATATTGAACAGACCTGTGGAATCGCGTGAAGCACGGTCATTCTCATAAAGCTGAGAGAGGATGTCGTTACTATTAGAAGTCTGCTGCAACGGCAATGTAATCATCGCAGAAGTGTCAGCTTGATAGATACGAGTGTTAGTGTCGTCAGCGCCTGTGTAGAGGCTGAAGGTGTCACTGTTGCGCTCAATGCTCACGATGCTATCTTCAGAGAAGCCGCTCACTACATGCGAGAAGCCACCTTGAGAGATGACTACCGTAACATCATTAGGCGCAAACGTACTTGTAAAAGTAGATGCCATTTGGTATTACTCCTGATTATTTTGGAATCAATTAACGTAAGTCATTGATTTCGTTAGATATTTACGGTCCCTCGAACCTTGACGTAATGTACGGCCCCCGCGAGACGCGCCTCAAAGGTGATACCTTCCAGTGTACGAGTAGCCCGTAGATTCGGGTCCAGAGACAGTACGTTCGGTACGTTGACTGTAGGCTGTGGGTTAGGAGCAAGACCACCGTTAGCAATGCCTTCAGACAACACACGGCGAATTTCAGCTTCTACTACAGTTGTGCCTTGTGCTGTAAACGGGATTTTCTTAGTGTTAACCAAGCGGAAGAAGATGCCCTCACGCATACGAGCTTCCAACCAGTCCAAAAACACAATGACATCAATGAACTCACCACTAGCCATGACGCCTTCAGAAGTGATACCAACACCACCAACACGCTCGTAGGTGTTCACTTTCTTATCTTTAGCTGCGTTGCTCTGAGTTGCTGATAGCGGAGTAACAGCTACGCCAGACAGACTCTTGAACTTCCAAGTGTTGCTACCCGGCTGCTCTGGTAGTTGTCCACCAATCCAAGCTGCTTCAGGATAGGCTGTGTCTGCGTCAGGATGATACATGACGAATGTGCGGTCATAACCCAAGTCATACAGTTGCTGACCAATGTCAGCAGTGGAGGCTGCGGAAAGTACGTCAGTAGAGCTTGTGGAAGTACCGTAAACAATCTTACGTGCCTCTACCGCAGCCGCTAGATAAGCTACGTCTACAGGATCGTGAGTTTCTGCTGTGAAGGCATACCACTCAGTGTTGTAGAGACTAACTTCGTCTAGTGCATCCACCCAAGTCTCAGAAGAGTTGTAGGTGAGCGTCTGAGCAGTGCCTTCAGTCGAGAATGAGTAGTCTTCACCAGCAACAGTCGGAGAGATACTATAAGTACCGTCCAGATTGTCAGTGAAGCCAATACCTGTAATAGAAGCTGCTGTGAAGTCGCTCTCAATCAACCCCACGGCTGCTGTTGCGTCTACTGCACCAGATACGTCAGTGACGACCTTAGTGCCGTTGTAGCTGTTTGTGATAGTGCCTGAAGTGTCATTCACGGCAACATCAACAGAGTCTACAGCGCGGCGACCAATTACAATCTGTTGTGGTACTAGGTCTTGACCAAAGAATTGGGAAGCTGCTGCATAGACAGAGCTTTCAGAACCAAAGTCTGCGCCTACTTCTGTGATAGAAGCATACGCTCGTGCACGTTCTGTGAAGTTTGTGTGTGAAGCAAGAAACATCGGAACGTTAAATGCTGCACGAGAAACCGCTTGGGTCTCTCTTGAAATCAAAATATTTACAATATCAGTTACGGCTGTAATGATAGTCTCCTATGCAGGTGCTACCTGCTAATTAGTTATCGTTAACGAATAGGCTGATTAGCCATAAACATTATTGTTCCATGAAACGTCTTCAATGATTTCTACTGGCTGCTCATTGACTACAGCGTATGAGAAGACTACATCAAACTTGAAGTAATCAACCCAAGTAGTGTCCCTCTTCTCAGGAACCCTAGTAACATCACCAAGCCTCATGACAGCTAGGTTGTTTTGGTATAGAACAAATCGTGTTGCGTTATTGTGAAGCATTGCTTCAAGCTCATAAGCATCATCACCAGAGCCATTGCCTATGAACAATAGTCTTACTGTTGCTTCATGTACGCTTGTTGACTGAGAGACAGGTTCAATATCATTGGTGTATGTAGAGTCATACTCACGACCCACTCTGTTGATATTCAGAATGTTGATTGAAAGGTATTTGCCGCTAGGTTCTTGCCCACCACCATGACTGTGTATCACTGTAGTGCTTGGGAGGAATGTTGAGAGTGTAGAATGGAGGGAATCTTGTAAGCTACTATACAGGCTCATTGATCTTCTCCTTCATAAT